ACGGTCCTTTATGCTGATTAGCAAAATCAAGAAGACTTAGAATACCTTCTGGTGTTTCCGCAGTGGATAGCATTTTCATCTGATTATCTTCATTTAGACCATTGAAGATATCCAGCAAAGTATTTACATGTGATTCGGAAAGACCATCGAGTCTATCAACAAGACGTTCTGCTGGAGTTGGAAGATCAGACTCACTAACCACATACTTTTCAATAGCACGATTGATTACGTCTTCCTTGGTGAGTTTTTTAGCGATCTCATGCCCCTTTCTAAGAGTAGATTTCTTAAGAGGTGGAGTATCGCCAGTAGATTTCATAGCTGCAGCCATACCTACAGCATAAGGATTCTTTACAGCCTCATCAAGTAATGCTTCAACTAGAGTATCAAGATTCTCTTCGGTAAGTTCTTGACCTTCAAGCTCTGCCATTTCAAGGATAGCATTGCGTAGCATTTCATCGGCATGTTCTTCAGCTACATAAACTGTTGTATGACCATGCTTCTTAGCCCAAGCCTTAGCAGATTTAGCCGCATCACTAAACTTACCCTTACCGATATGAGAAGCCTTATCATCATTGAGATCAATGTTGCCATTCATCTTATGTGTAAAGATCCACGCACCTGAACCTGAAGCTTTCTTGCCATGACTACGAAGATAACGATGATGTGAAACACTTACAGCTTCATCAAGTTCTTCTACTTCTTCATAGACCTTTTCATCTTCACCAACATCATATCCATGACGTTCTTTCTTGCGATCTACTACTTTGGTATTGCCGTTAAACACATCGTCGCCGTTACCGTTACGATCTTTGTGCTTAATGACTACATGTTTATCGACGAAATCTTGCTCGCCTTTAGCTTTAGGACGGTAAACTTCAAATAGTTCTTTAAGCGTCTTCATCTGCACCCTCGCCTTCGTCTGAGCCTAAGTCCAAATCATCAAGATCTAGGTCATCAAGATCTAAGTCTAAATCGTCAAGATCGTCGTCATCAAAATCGACATCATCAATATCTACTGTGTCGTCGGTGTCTTCTGGGTCACCATAAATGCTCTGAGCAAGTTCAATCTTCTTGTTTTCAAGAGCAGTAATAGCCTTATCTCGTAGAATAGCGTCAAATGCACTAGCAAAATCTACAGGATTCTTATCAATGGCTAAACCGAGCAAATCAGTTGTATCTGGCATAACTTATTCCTTTTATCTGATATTCTATTTATTAAATTTTATTCTTGACCTTGAGCACCAATTGTTTCCTGAGAACCCACAGTAGGTTGTTCTTCAGGTTGTGTTGGACCCTGTGTAAATGGTGGTGCGTATTGTGGATTATTAGCTTCTTCTTTGATCTGTGCATCAATCTCTTCCATTTCCTCATCGGTCTGACGAAGAACATGTCGGCGGATCCACTCATTTGAATAATACTTTCCAGCATAATCATCAATATCTCTAAGCATTACAATGCGATCTCTAAGGATTTCTGTTTCCTTAAGTTCGGCAAAATAATTATCTTGAGAGAATTTATAACGGATCTGATTCTTAAGTTGTTCCCATTCCTCGAATGTAATAATACCTTTAAGTACTAATTGTTTTTCAAGGATTTTAGTGAATAGAACAGCAAACTTATTGCGCAATCTATTAATGAATTTAGCAAACTTAACTTCATCTCTAGTAATTTCGTTTGATCTACCGAAGCCAAATTGAGTTTCGGAATCAAGTCTAGTAATAGGAACATTTAATGCTTGATATAGTTTCTTCTGGAAGTATACAATATCATCAATTTGTCCGAGATTCTGGCCGCCGGGTAGTGTAGTGATTTCTGTTCCTCTACCTTCACGGCGCGGTAACCAAAAGTCTTCAAGCATCGTCATAAACTTGCGATCGTCGCGAACTTCACCAGTTGCGGAATCATAAACTAGCTTGTTTTTAAAGCGAGTCATTTGATCACGAAGGTATTGTTCCGCTTTCATCTTTGGTAGATTACCAACGTCGATGTAGAAAATACGGCGTTCTGGTGCTCTACTGATACGATAAATGACCAGAGAGTCTTCCATAGAACGAAGCTGATTGAGAGGTTTAATAGCTTTATGGAGATACGATTGTACTAGGTCACCATTGATTGATGTAAGACCTGACGTATTATGAATAATCGAGTCTCTAGCAATCTTGATACCACCAATGCTATTATTAGGAATCGAAGATGAATTACCAGATGATTTAGCAAAACCTTTATCATTAAAGATATAGTATTCTTTACTGGTCTGGTTTGTTGGAACGTTATCAGCTAATTTTTTACGCTTTACTTCTCTGACCTTACGAATCTTTCGTGGGTCAATATAACGAAGTTCAATGATACCAGCTTTAGGTTGTTTCTCATCTAGAATAGCATGGTAATATAATCTACCATCTACATACCAACGCTTGAAGATTTCATAACCTTGAGCATTAAACTCAAGAAGTTTTAGAACATTTCTAAATTCATCTACAAATAGTTTTTTAATTCGGTCTGATAACTCAGTGTCATCAAGAATTAATTCAACGGGTTCCGTCTCTGGTTCCTGAGTGACTACTTCATTTACAATATCATCTACCGCTCTATCAATTTCCGGATGATATGACATTTCACGGTACTTATTTACTAGTTCGGCTTCAGTTCTGATTGAACCATCCAAATCTACATAAGTACCGTAAACACCACCTTCCGCAACAATTACCGCCCCATCATCATTCGTTTTTGGTGCGAATGAGATGGGTTCGGGATTCTTTCGTTTAAGTTCAAAACCAAATAACTCAAAACCACTCATGATATAATCTCCATAATCCCTTGTTTACAATACTTTTTTATTAGATAATGAGATATATTTAATTCATCTGAACATTCTTTTACAGTAGAATAAATTACTTCACCAAATTTAATCTTCTTGGCATTAGGATTTTTACCACCATTATAAACTCCCTGTTTAGCTAAACTCATCTTTTTTCTTACTTCGGGGTCTTTTGCTGGATTATAAAATCTGTATCCTATAGAAATGCCCTGTTCTGATAATTTCAATTTTGCTAGACTCATCTTTTTTCTTACTTCTAAATTTTTTGGCTTTCCTCTTAATTTATTTGCCAATTTTTCATAATGTTCATCGGTATTTGTTATAGTAAAATTGTCTGTCTTATTTAGAAATTTTTCAGATTTTGATACATTTAATTTTTTGAGTACTTTATTTTCCCAAATTTTAGCTTTTTCAATACATTTAAACTTTTTTCTTATTTGAATAATATCAGGTTGTCCATTTTCTAAAATGAATTGCTTTACATGGTTTGAGCTGGTGAAATATTTTACCCAAAGATCATCTTCAGGATTTATATTTAATTTTACATTTCCCCATCTCAAACCATAATACCATTTATTTAGATTAGTCCAACCTATCAAATATGTATAAGCTAAAGCTTCCATTATAAGATCACCACTTCATTTAAACTAAATTAACTTAGTGTGCCAGTATTACCTGGTGCAGTAACTTCGAACCAATCATATGCGAAATTAACTTGGAATGTTTCAATCTGATTGGTTGAATCCCAGTTCAATTCGATTGGAGAGATCTGAGTTGGAAATAGACCGTAGAAAGTATATGTTCTAACAATATCACCAGTTTTGGAATATTGAGATACTTCAGCCTGGAACTTATAGTTACTTGGTGAAGCACTTCCGGTTGTATTTCTATTACCGCCTAGTGAATTGATTTTATTGTGCCATAGTTCTAATGCATGACGAACCTTAAAATCTTCATCATTCATTACCTGAACTGACCAATCATCAAATACTCTATCACCTGCAACCTTAATTTTACGTCCCCAATAACCAACTTCGATTGGTGGGATAGTTGATCCAGGCAAAGAGCTCGCCTGGATCATGAAGGATGCGATATTAGCTAAATCTGATGTAAAATTACTTGTAAGTCTTACTTGGAATAGTGTAGGGCGAGCACCACCAAGTTGTAGATGAGCTCTAATATCATTGACTGCAAATGCCATGTTTGTTCTCCTTGTCTTTATTTATTCTGATTAGCTTACAATCTCTGAGAACTCAACGCCACTACGTACAGCCACAAAGTTAAGCTGAATGTAGTTAATTGATCTAGCAGGCTTAATATAGATATCACCAACAAATCTATTACTATCAATTACCTGTGATGTATTGTTTGTTTCATCACAGACAACCTTAAAGTCATAAATACCACGACGACCCTGAACATCTCTTAGATAAGGTTCAATCAAATTGCGGAATTGAGCACGAGTAAATTCGTCGTTGAACTCGAATAGAAGCGCCTTAGAAGCATTTGCAATTGCCTTTTCAAGAACAATGAATAGACGGCGAACGTTGATTCTATCAAATGCTGATGGTTTATCTAGAAGTGTCTTATCACCGTATAGAATTGGTCCCTGACCAGATAGGTTAACAACTGGGTTGATACCATTCTTATAAAGTTGATCACGCTGAGCAAGATTTGGATTGAATGCAAGCTTAATTACATTCTTGATAGCACCGCGAGTTGTACCCGCTGGTGAGAACCAAGGATCGCGAGTCTTATCTGTTCTTGCACAAAGACCAGCAACATCACCATTAAGCGGAATGTAACGGTAAACGTCATTGTACTTGTCGTACATATACTTGTAACCTGAGTCTACAACGGCATATGATGAACTTCTTAGATTAGTTCTGAATGATAGAATCTGTTCTATTGGTTGTGTCTGATTAACAACTGCTGTGCTTGGTGGTGAAACGAATACAACACAGTCTTTACGAACCTCGGCAAGATTATCAATAAGATAGTTAGGAGATTGTGTTCCTAAAATACCACCTCTAGCAGGACCAGTCATGATAAGAGACACATCGACATCATCAGGTGAAACAAATAGATCATATCCTCTGGCAATATCACCAAATGAGATTGTTGTTTCACCATAATCTCTATCCAAACCGGCGCCACCAAACGATAGTGTAAGTGGTGTTACGTTTGTGGATGTAGCAATATTTAGTGAAGTATTTGATTCTGAACCAGTACGATCAGAGCCAACCCAAACATAGTTAGAATCCGAATTAATAACATTCTTGAAGTAGTTTGTTGTTCCGTCGGAAAGTTTAGAATCAGTAGCTCTTGAAAGTGCTTTATAAACTTCAAGAATAGAACCTGGACTGCCAGTGAAACGACCTTCTTCATCTACTACAACTACGTGAACTTCATCATTTTGAGCAGCAGTATTACCAAGTTGAAGTGCGGTATTACCATTTACTGCAACATATGTAGATCTACCTGGTGCAACATCAACCTGGTCGAAGTATTCCCAATAACGATTTACAGCAGAAGTACTGATATCAGATGAAAGCTTGAGAGGCTGGTCAAATGTAAGTGTAAAGATTGCAGTATTTGGAGTTGAAGTACTTGTTGTAGCACTCTTTGCAATAACCTTAAGATACTGAACACCAGTGGTTGCAGTATTACCTACCTGAATGTAATCACCAAGTGTAATTAGATCAGAAACGGTATTTGCGGCGGCAACGTTAGCCGATCCTGTAGTTGAATAAAGAATAACGTTAGCTTGTTTTGATCCAACACCAAGTTCTAGACGTGTATTCGCATTATCTACTGATGTTCCATAACTTCTAAGATTCACAGATGAATTATACTGTGAAGAACTTCCACATACAGAAACCTTAAGTGAATTACCAAGTTCACCTACATAGCGCGCAACATAGGTTGGGCTGTTTGTTCCGAAGTTATTAGCCTTAGCAATATAATCATCAGAATTTAAAATAGTATACTGTGCTGATGCAGTAAGTGAAGTATTGCTTGTTGCAATAGCTGAAAACTGATTAGCGGATACTGCACGGCTAACAAAAAGTGAGTTTGTATATGAAAGGAAGCTTGCTGCTGTGAACCATGTTTCAGCATTATCACTTGTTGGTTTACCAAACTTTAATGCTAGATCGTTCTCTGATGTTACTAAAACTCTTTGACCTGCAGGTCCCCAACGAAACACACCAGCAATAGCACCGGAAGTTGTATCAAGTGAAGGGACTACGGTTGTTAGATCAATCTCAGAAACATTAACGCCTGGGCTGAGTTGGAAACCACCTCCGCCTGATCCAAAATTTTGTACTGCCATTTATAAATCTCCTTAGAAGAGTTCGTTATTATTTTCTTATAGTGTATTTATAAAAATAAGAATCAGAAGAACATGAACTCAGGATTTGGATTTTCTACTAAATCTATAATTTCATCTTCTGGTTGACCATCTTCCATAAATCCAGTAGGCAGAAGATCTCTTTCTAATTCTTCATCGGTTCGATCTCTAAGTTTCATCAGTGTGTTGATGTCAGTGAGATCTTTGAAATATTGCTGATCGGACATCCATCCAAATAGGACTAAGCCCATAACTAGATCATCATGGCAGCCTGGTTCAGCTTCGTATGATGTTCCCTTTTTAGAGAATCTAGATAGTTCGAAAATTGTGTCGTGGTCATTGATGATTAACTGACGCTGCTCAATGAGCAATTTAAGCATAGAACAACCGATAGATTTTACCGTCTTGGTTGTTCTAACACCTCTGTCACTTGTAGCCGTTTTAGAAAAACCAGCAGAGATTCTCTTACCTCTGGCACCTGCATTTTCAGTCTGAATTACACTTTCACACTCATAATCAAAGTAAAGAGCATCCGCAACCTGACCACCAGTGTCATTAATCTCAACTAGAATTGATGCCGAATTGTAAAGTTTAGATATCTGAAAAATAGTGCCAGCATAGTCTAATGGAGTAACCATATTGTTCTTATATGTGCAAACTTGATTGTACGGCATCTGAGTAATGTCGATCACCTGAAACGCTGAATAGTCGAGACCCTTACCTCTGGATACGTCACACACAATGACATACTGATGATTGCCTTGTTTCTCTTCGTATACTTTCAGACCATCTCTTGCAACCAAAGGAGTTTTTGCTACAAGTGATTTCAGAACAGCACCAGAGATAAGTGTACCGGATGAGCCTAACCACGCGCATTCGAACTCTTGAGCAAATTTCTCGTGGTCAAAGTCCATAGAAGCAAGAGTTTCATGTCTCCAGGCTTCACCTCGACCTGGTACTCGCTGCCATGGAACTTCAACATACTGATAACCGTTTGTTCCTTCCTGAGCACCCATGCATGTTTTATAGAAATGATTCAAACCATTTGGTGTGGAAGTGAATAGAATCTTGGTAGTCTCACCAGACGAAATAGTTGGGAAAACCGAAGCAAAGAACTCATCCCAGTTGT